TTGTAAGCCTTTTAATTTATATTTAACCTGGTAGCAGTCAACCGTATCATCTTCAATTCCGATAAATGGATTAGCCATCCCATCCTCTAACATGAATGTGTCATCGGCATCTATAATCCATCTATAGTCGCATTTACCCTTGGAGAGTTCTAGACTTTCCGTGCGGTTTACTTCAAAGTTTACCCACGGACGTTCGTGTAATTCACCTTCTATACCAAGATCTGAAGTTACCTTTCTAATTACGTTTAGCGTATCATCGGTTGATCCTGTGTCTACTATAACCCAATAAGATATAAAAGGAGCAACAGCTCTTAAGCATTTCTCAATGTTATCATCCTCGTCTTTAACTATCATCACTAAGCAAAGCGACATAGTCTGTTTAGCATTTTTTTGGTTATCAGGAACTATATGTTCAGATATTACTAGACCGGAATTTTTGGTTTTTGTCTTTTTTGCCATGAAATAGATTTTAGAATTATATGCTAAATTCTAAAAAAAATTCCGGCTATACCGGAATTAAATAAATCTATCTCTTGATTTTATGAGCTTATCGAAGTAATCGGGGAAATCAGCTTTCTCCTTTAACCTCTGAAAATCCGGGATGTCCCAATATGGAGCAACTACTTTAGAAACCTCGTCAGGATCGGAATTTAGGTCGTCCTTAATCTTGCCGACCAGTATTGTCTCTATTTGATCTAGTGACCAAATGCCGCTATCTGTTTCATCCAACATATTACTTAGAGTAAATCTACTGGTTCTAAAAAGTGGGCTTGAGAATGCTCCTGAGAATTTTTTAGGATATCCTTTAAGAGAAACTAAAGGATTGCGTCCAACGTCATAAAATGAGGTTCTTGTTAAGCTATTCCCAACCTCGACAGGTCCTCCATCCAATGTTTTTAAATTGTTATTATTACAAAGGAAATCCTCTTCAATTATCTGTGTACATCCTTTTAGACTATCGATTTTATTATGCGACACATCAACGTAACCTTCGACCTCGTAGGGAAATCCTTCACAGTTTTTTAAATTATTCTTGAAAAGATCCATGGATCCATGTATTTTAGAAAATTTAATACCCATTAGGTTATTGTAATACCCGTACCTTAAAACAAAGTCACCAAATATTTCAACCATACCTGTTTTTGGATCTATCACGTAAAGATCGCTGCTTACTTGGGTTCCTTTCCTACCCATCTCTTTAAGCCTTCTGCGGGAATTATCATTAACCACTATATGTTCTTCCAAAAACTCTATCTGGTCAGGACTTAGATAATCGATATTATCAGTCTCAAATAATCTATATGGTTTTAGATTTTTCAATCCTTACTAATTTTTAGTTTCTTAGCTACAATACTAACTATCTTTCCAGATTTACCAAGATCTTTTACCTCGATAAGCTTTCTACTTTTTCTATATTGATCTATAACAGGAACGGTCTTAACCTCATAATCCTGGAATCTCTTTTCAACTACTTCGGGGTCCTTGTCATCTTTTCTATCCTCCTTTTCCGCTCTTTTAGCTATTCTTTTCAGTGCGATGTCTTTATCAACATCCAGGTAGATAGCATGATTTAATCCGAGTCCAAGTTCGCCCAATACCTTATCAAGCATTTTAGCCTGCTTTAATGTTCTTGGGAATCCATCAAGTATGATATTTTTGGACATATCAAGTTTCTCAAATCTTTCTTTTAAAAGATCCGTCATTTCGCTATCTGTTACAAATTTACCAGACTCAGATTTTTTCTTGATGTTTTCATCGGACGAATTTCTGATCATTTCTCCAGTACTCACGTGCTGAAAATCATAATCATCCTGAAGTCTTTTACTTACCGTTCCCTTGCCTGATCCAGGAGGTCCCATAATAGTAATAATTTTTCCCTGTTTATCAGGAATCTCCCTTTCTAGTAGAAATCCATAAAAATCTTTAACGTTCATTATCCTGTTGAATCTATAAATTTAATTTCTTTTATGCCAATAAGTTCAGGCTTTTCAAATGATTTGCATCTTGCACGGTGAGTATGGACAAAAAAACCATCCTTATCTATTCCCATATCAAATCCAGAAGGTAGATTTCCATCCGCTATTTTCTTTTTAAGATCTGAGTGTAACGAAAGTCCGGTTATTCTTCCTTTTTTACATTTAGTGTAAGAACCTAATAGGGAAAGTGCAAGCTCCTTGTTTTCACTAGAAATACCTCTTGCATATTTTATAGAATCCCTAACATCCACATGATCTGCAGATTTCAGTGATTCATTTATGAAATCATCATAACATATAATTTTTTCCATACCCTATATATCTAGCTCCTGCATAAACATAAAAAACCCCATCATATAATGACGGGGTTTTTTATGGCTTAATATTTTAATTAACTAGAACACCCGAAGCAATCGAATGCACTATCCTCTGGTTTAGCCGGAAGATTCATTGCAGAATAATCTACTGAAGGATTTTCTGGTAACGACTGTACATTTTCAACGGTAGATTTTTCTATATCCAATGCTAAATGCTTAGCTCCAGTTGAGATTGCTTTTGTTCTCAGATAGTAAGACATCGTTTTTAATCCTTTTTCCCATGAATAGAAATGAGAAGAAGATATCTTAGATAATGTTGGGTTGCTCATGTAGATATTCATTGACTGAGATTGATCTATGAAAGGTGCACGATCTGCAGCCATGTCTATTAACTCACGCTGAGAAATTTCCCAAATTGTTTTATACTTCTTTAAGAGATGTTCGATTCTCTTTACTTTCTTCTGATAGTTCTTATCCTCAGAATCCAAATATTTATTGAAGTTAATATTTTGGATTGAACCATCGTTCATAATAATTTCGTTTTTCAAAGATTCAGACCAAAGTCCGATTTTTTCAAAATCATTAATTAAGTACTTATTGGCAATCATAATTTCGCCTCCAACTACACGACGATTAAATAATGCTGAGTGAGCAGGCTCTGTCATTTCGAATGATCCTGTTACCTTAGCTGAACTTGCTACAGGCATTTGTGCACAGAATAAACTGTTGCAAATACCGTGATTAGTTACATCTTCTTTTAGAGCTTTCCAATTCCAGTTGCCTGATAATTGATCTTCAGTAATTCCCCACATATCAAACTGGAAAATACCTTTTGACATAGGTGATCCTTTGAAGTGCTTGTAAGGTGCATATTTTCCTTCCTTACATAGTTCATTACTTTCATAAATTGCAGCAAAGTAAATTGTTTCGAAGATCTCTTTGTTCAATTTCTTAGCTTCCTCAGAAGTAAAAATGTAATCCATTAAATAGAAAACATCTGCTAATCCTTGTGTTCCTATAGCAATTGCTCTTTGGTCCAATCCGCCTTTTTTACCCTTTTGGGTGCTATAGCTATTTACGTCTATTACAACATTCAATGCTCTAACTATCTTTCTGGTCTGTTCAAAAAGAAGTTGGTGGTTAAATGTACCGCTTTCAACAAAATTCTTAAGAACCAAACTAGAAAGAGTGCAAATAGCTGTGGTCTTTTCATCCGTTGCTTGGAATACCTCTATACAAAGATTACTTTGTCGAATAACCCCAATGTTCTGGTGATTCGTCTTTTTGTTTGCGCTATCTTTAGATGCTAAATAAGGAACTCCCGTTTCAACCTGTGATTCGATAATTTTAAACCAAACAGATTGAGCCTTAACTTTTTTACCTAGACCCATTTCAACGGCTTTCTGATAATTTTCTTCGTACTCATCTCCATAAGATTCGTGCAAAGGCTTTATCCCTGCCTTAAGTATATCGTTTGGACAGAATAAATACCAGTCGCCATCTTCTTTAACCGCTCTCATGAAGTTATCTGGAACCCATAAAGCAGTGAAAAGATCTCTAGCTCTTAATTCATCTGCACCAGTATTCTTTTTGATCTCTAAAAGATCGAAAATATCCTTGTGCCATGGCTCAATGTAGATAGCAGCAGATCCTGGTCTACGTCCTTGCTGATTAAAGAAGCGAAGAGATTCGTTTACAATCTTAAGGTATTTAAGTAAACCCCCTGCATAACCTCCGGATCCAGCTATTCTGCTTTCTTTACTTCTGATATTGGAAAGACAAAGTCCTATACCAGCTGCATCAGATGAATACGTGCTGATATCCCTCATTGTATTCAATAACCCGTCTCTAGAGTCAGAATCATTAAAATGCAAAACGCAAGAAGATAACTGAGGAACTTTAGTTCCGGAATTTATCATGATTGGTGTTGCCGGCGAGATAAATTGGTTTGATAAAGAGTAATAGTAATCGGCAGCTTCTTCTAATGTATTAGTAACCCACAGTGAAACCCTCATGTACATATGCTGGGGTCTTTCGAATACAGTACCACCAGATTGTTTTAAAAGATACATTTCATAAAGCGATCTCCATGCGAAGTAATCAAAGTTGAAATCTAACTCGTGATTGATCAATTGATCAATCTTGTCCGCACCATATCTTCCAATCTTTTCGATTAGATCCGGGTGGATTATGCCCTGCTCGTTTAATATTCTCATCGTCTGAGAAAAACTAGGAAGCGAGTCTTTATGAAATGATGATATTGAAGTTTGAGCAGCAAGCCTGGAATAATCGTGATGAGTACCTGTGTAAGACGCAGCTATATCAGCTACCAACTTATCTAATTCTTTGGTCGTTATCTCTCCTTCAGTTGGTACTGATGTGATAACTTTGATAAAAATCTCATCCGGATTTACAGTCAATCCCTTTGAAGCTTTCTTAACCCTAGTGTATATTTTCTGTGGATTAAAAGCAGCATCCTCGCCGTTTCTTTTCTTAATTTTTAGAGACATGTTTTTTTACTTTCGTTTATTTTTAAAATTCATCAGTGAATGAAATGCCCTCGTTGAGCTTTACTTTCTGGTATTCTATACCTCTTGACTCGAAGAAATTACCCTTGGTTTCTACTGCAATCTGCTCCATGAACTTAAACGGATTCTCTGCTTTGAATTCCTTTTTGCAATTAAGTTTAATTAATAATCCATCAACCACGAATTCAAGGTATTGCTTCATTAGATTGGAGTTCATACCAATTAAAGAAACAGGTAGTGATTCTGTGATGAATTCCTTTTCGATTTCAAGAGCAGAAAGAAGTATTTCTCTAATTCTTTTCTCTGTAGGTTTTTCTATGCAGTGGTTGTTTAAAAGGTGGATTGCAAAGTCACAATGTAAATTCTCATCCTTGAAAATAAGTGCATTAGCATTACAAAGGCCAGGCATTAAACCTCTATTTTTCAACCAGAATATAGAGCAGAAAGAACCTGAAAAGAAAATACCTTCAACAGCAGCAAATGCAACTAATCTTTCCTGGAATGATGCATTCTCAATCCAATCTAAAGCCCATTTTGCTTTCTTCTGTACTGCTGGAAGATGCTCGATAGCAGTAAAGCATTCCAATTTTTCTTTATGATTGCTTATATACGTGTCAATAAGTAAAGAATACATTAATGAATGTATATTTTCCATTGCAAGCTGGAACCCATAGAAAAATTTAGCTTCTGGGTATTGTACTTCTCTGTAGAAGTTTTCTGCCAGATTTTCATTTACTATACCATCAGATGCTGCAAAAAAGGATAGTATATTCTTAACAAAATATTTTTCGTTATCTGATAAATTCTCCCAGTCTCTTAGATCGTTGGTTAGATCGATTTCTTCTGCAGTCCAAAATGCAGCTTGGTGTTGTTTATAAAATTCCCAGATATCGTGATACTGTATTGGGAAAATCACAAATCGATGTGGATTTTCTACCAAAATAGGCTCAGCCTGAGGATGTCTCTGTTCAGTCATAGTTTTTTAAATTAGTAAATTTTAGTTTTTAATAACCACCAGGTCTTTGTTGTCTTTCGATGTTGTGCTTGTTCTTAGCAACATAATAATTAAACAATGTCTTGGCGTCGAGTCCTACTGCAATAGAGATGTTGAACAAGAAATGCCAACGATCAACTACTTCCATCTGTAGCTCTTTTAATTCTTCAGGAGTTAGGTCTACGAATTTCTTTTCAAGAGCTTCTTTGTGTTTAGATTTCCAGGGCTTCCATACTGCTGAGCCGTGTGAATGTATCCCACCTAAAGCGTTGAAGAATTCTCTCCACTCGTCCTGATCTGCGTGATAGTTGAAATCACAGAATGCTTTAAGAGAACCCAAGGTTTCTCGCACCTGTTCAAAATCGTAACCGTAAACTTGTTCTTGGATGTTCTTCTGCATCGTCAACAAGTCCTCTAAAGTGTTCTTACTAGTGCTAAAGTGGTCATCGATTTCGAGGTGAGCGCACTCTTGGAAATTTTGTGGATTCTGTGTCATATTTTATCTAAATAATAATTGTTTCTGTGAGGATGATTATATATCAGGTCGTCCCTTTTTGTGACGACCATTATTGAATTTTTTCCAATTCTTTTTGTAATTTGTCTATTTCTATCTGTAATGCTAACATTCTATCCTTTGTTTTTCTACGTTTTGCATACAAATCCTTAATTATAGTCCGGAGAATAGGTTTTTCTTCATCGCCACCGAAATATGCACCGGATGCTGTTTTAACCCACGATGGATCTGGTGAAACGAGATTTTTACCTTTGTACGCCTCTGGCGAGATTCCCCACTGAACTATTGTGTTAGGGTATAGCGAGGCAAAGTCATAACAAGCAACCCATTGATGCAATCCGACCATCGGATCCTTTACATATCCGCCGGCAAACTTAACGTGATTGTCATCTTTCCTTTCGGAAACATAAACCTGCTTTCTTTCCAGAAATTTTCTCATCATCATAATTTCAGTAGACCAAACCGGTGATAATGCTCTTGTTATTTCAACTCCGTTTACACCGGCAATCTTGAAATAGGTTAGCATTGTTTTAAGTTTTTGGTCTATGTAATGAAGTAGAACGCAGTCTACCGCGTTATAAAAGATGAATTGTTCAAAATCTGACTGGTAAAGATCCCTCAATGTTCCGCTGTATTCAATCTTTTTAAGACCTATTGATTTTTCACCCACGTAATCCAATCGGTTACTCTCTTTAATCTTGATTACTCGATCCCATTTTTTATAGATCTCAAGATAATCGACCATTAGCAAATGTTGCGGAACCTGATTTTTACCCATCAGATATTTGCTTGATGAAATTATTCTTGGATCTATACTTAGTTTTTTTGCTCTATTAATTAGATAAGGCCAGTCATACCCGAACCAGTTCCATCCAGTTATTAAAGCCATTTTAGGAGCTAGATCCTTGAAGAACGTGTACATCATGTCATACTCGGTTTCAAATTGTCTATATTTAAAACTCCATTCCTCTCCGAATTTACTGAAGTGCTTATTTAATTTATCGTAGATGCTGGCAGACTGCTCTGATGAAAGAGGATCCAATCCAAGTACGATCATTTTATTTCTATCCGTTGCAATACCTATACTGAGTACACGGTTTTTTGCATTCTCAGTATCCAATGCATCTTTCATCTCCTCAGTAATCTCTACCTCTATATCGACAAAGTATTTCTTGGGGTTTTGGTGTGCAAATAAATGATCGGTTAATTCATTTGGGGCTTCTTCTAATATTTGTGCTATTCTATATCGATCGATCTTGTCAGTTTTAACTTTCCTAACGTTTGATCCATCCCAGCATTTCCATTCAGAATCTTTCCTTTTATCATAGTCTGAGCATTTTTCCCAGTTAAATCTTTCAGACTCGGGAATTGGAACATCTATAAAAGTTGGATCTCCGTCCTGTGTGAATGTTGAAACGTGGAGGTGATCCCCCTTATTTTCTATATCTACGATCATATTTAACTTGGTTGATATATACCTTACTATGACTAATATCGAAAGTTTCGGGAATTTTATAAATGAATATTACATTTCAGCCTCTCCCGGGAGTATTGTTGTACCAGGTGAATGGTATAAGGACAATGTAAATTCGGTAAATTACGTGGATAAAGTTCAGCCTTTACCCCAAGTGGTAGAACCAATGTTTGAACTTTCCTCGCTAAAATCTCACTTAGACGATCTTTCGGAGGATAATGAGTTTAGAAGAATCCTGAAAAACAGCTCATCAGATTCAAAAAAGGTAACTAAATACGTCAAGGATTCAATAGTAAAGAAATATTCTAAGTGATCCTTTTATAGGATTCGTCTTCCAGAAATTTTGCCAGCTTCTTATCGGTCGGCTTTATAGAGAAATCTTTCATTATAAAGATATCCCAGGATTCCTTTCCGTAAACTCCTACTCCAGGCAGTTCGGTTACTGAATCAAATCCGCATATCCACTTCTTACTAAGAGATATAATCCTTTTTGCCTTCACATTCTGAAATCCCGTACTTTTTATGACCAAAGATAGATCATAGGGATCGATTAATATGGCTTTTTCTGGATCTGGTATAAGGTTAAAGACATTTTCCAGAATGGGTCTGATCTGTTTATTATTCGTCTGGTTTAGAAGTATGCAGCACACAAGCATTTTCCAGGGATTATCTAGATAATCCTCCTGTATTAGAACTTCGCTTGTATCATTCACCATTATTTTTACAAATATAATAAAAGTGTGGAGCACAAAAAACCGTCACAATCATATTCTTAGATTGTGACGGGTTTAGTCCTTAATGGATTAATCTTCTATGTTAACGACGTAAGATTCGATCTTAGATTTGGATGGAATCGATATTTTAAGAATACCATTCTCAATCTTTGCTGAGATCTTCTTCGTATCCGAATTTGCGGGAATCTTATACTTTTGATTAAATTTGGGAGTCCAGAAACTTTCTTTGTTGTTTCTAACTGTTAGCTCCCCGTTTTCAGCCTCTATTGTAATATCAGACTTTTCGATTCCGGCCGTCAGGATTTCTAGAAAATGAGTTCCTTCCTTTTCGCTAATTTTGTACTTTGAGGTTAGACCATCTATGGTTCTTTCAAATAGTGAGAAAGGATTTCTATCCTCGAATAATGGGTTGTTCAGTGAAGAGATTTTAAACATAACTTATAATTTTTTATATAAGTATTTTCAAAATCTGTGCCCTTCGAAAAAAGTGGACAAAAAGTCTTAGAAAATTAGAAAATTTAGTAACCTAACCGACAGATTGTCATATAGTTACGGAATTCTATTAAAATCAGGTAGCTTAGAAGGATCACCTTTTATTTTGTTTATTATATAAACGAGCGATTCTATCTTTGGCGATTTTATTAGACTCTTGCATTCCTCACCATTCCAGTAAGCAGATGAATCATCTCTGGTAAAAGATACCCACATTTTTATGTACTTGTTGTAGGTGAATATCCAGCCGTAGCTATAATCCTTTTCGGAATCCATTTATTGCATTTTCTTTATAGTGGAAAGAAAATTGTCAAAGCTCTTAATGATAGGGTTTTTCTTACCCTTCTTTTTACCCTTTGCCGCAGGGGTTCCAACTGTTAGGGAATCGAATCTATCACCGGATCCAACAGCAGATGGATCATAGAATGAAGCATTTGTTCCTGTATTTGTAGGTGTTGCTGGATTGCCCATTCCTTGTACGGTTCCAACGGTAGCAAATCCCGCTGCAGGAGCTGCAGGAGCCGCTGCTCCCATATCTTCCTCGATTAGATTTAGTGTTCCTTCATGACCACGTGAATTAATCCAATCTTGTATCTTTTCAAAAGTGTTTCTGTCAGTTACGTAGTATCCCTCATCATCATCATAATCGATGTAATCAGAAAGTTCTGAGCTCATTAGTTCATCGTCTACTATAGGTGTGTCTATAGTGAATTTAACTAGATCCATATACGGGGAAACTGTTTCGTAGATAGAAACCTGCTCATATCCCATTTCTGAAAGGTAATCTTTAAGCTGCCAAGCTTCCATACAGTATTGGTTTTCATTAAGCCATTCTGTGATAGCTTCCAAAGCATCTTTGTCATCGGTCTTTGACCACATTTCTGAGATTTCGGCATCATTACAGCATTTGCATATAATGACTCTTCCGCCTGTTGTTTTTCCTGTTGGATAGAACATAATTATTTAAGTACTTTTTTAATTAAATGCTGGCCAAATCTATGCGTCTGACCCTTATCATCTACACCTATATATCCAACTATATCCTTATCTGAATCTCTGATTGCCTCAAGTAGAAATATCTTATTATCCTTTTCGTCTAAGATCCACTTTTTATAAAGTGAGAATTCCTCAGCATATTTGGATCTGAACCTTGCAGCTGTTTCAACTAGATCTTTATTACAGTTGCACATGATTAGCGAAAATTACCAACGTTTTCTTTGCGTTTAAGATACTGCCACAAAAAAAGAAGTCCCTTTCTGTAGTCATCGGCATTCTTAAATTTTGGATATTTATAAAGAAGATTACCACTGCCCGGAGGTATTACATCCGAATTTGGCGGGTTGTATCTTCTGATAGCACCAGATGGGTGTATAGTATAAAAAACATCAGAAAATCCCTCTTGTGATTGCTTATGCCTTTTTCTAATGAATTTAATGGTGTTATTCAATTCCTGCTGAAATGAAGTGTCCTCAGCAAACCCAAGATCTATAATGTCTTTATATTCATTAAGACCCCTTACTTTTTCTAGATCAATATCTCTCCTCGAATCAGCTTTATATTCCTGACTTGCAGTGTATTTTTCAAATAATTCGAGATTATTCATATTAATCGTTTGAAAGTTCTAATGGGATTTGCTCAAGATATTTCTCAGGGATAGATCTTTTAAGCTTATTAAAGAAATCGTCATAAGATCCTATCATTGTATCAATTATCAAAAAAAGTATTTTATCGTAGACAACGCTAAATTCAAAAGGAGACATGATGGTTTTTAAGAAGTCAATTAGTTCATTAACTTTATCCCTGTCACCAGCTAGTATTTCATTAACACTTTCTGGGTCTGAGAATTCAGCCCATTCCTTTAGGTGCTTAAGAGATTTTTTCTTTTTGGTCTTTTTGCCTGTATTTTCCCACCAATCTTGTCCTTTACCAGCGTCTACATCTAATCCTGGGCGAACCGTTGTTGTGTCTATATTTCCAGCAACTGCACCAATATAATTTGACGGAATCTGTTTAGGAGTTGCCTCCTCTTTAACTGGCTTTCCGTCTTTTACGTGATGTGGTAGATCGCTAGATTTGGTTGTTGCGAATTTTTTCAATTCTTTATCTGTCATATCACCATCCGCAATAGATTTGATCTCTTTACGGTACTTTGGGTTGATATCTGAAAGTTTTATTTCTTTCATTCTAAGAGCATAGGCCTGGCCCATTAATCTCTGTTGTGCTGATGAAACTGAAGGCATTATTCGTTTATGTTTATTTTATTAAATTGTGATAATGAAAGTATATAACTCTCATTAACATCTTCGTTGTTATCTGATTCTAGATATGCACCTTTCAAGCTTTTTTTAATCTGAGCCGGCGTCATTCTTTTTCCATAGATACCCCAGACTTTGTCCGGGTTCACAATCTTTTTCTTACTGTCTTTCCATTTAGGAAAAGTCCAGATAAATCTATTATAAGCCTTACCGACTGTTTTAAATCCGGTATCTCCTGGTTGAATCAGGATAGGCGATTGTGGTGGGACATAGTCTGCGGTTGAATCCATGGTTTTAAATTTTTTAGTCGATGAAAGCTTCTATTTTGCTCTTTGTGATGTTTGTTGTCTCAAAGTTCATTGTTGATCCCTGAAGATACTCAGCAACTTTGGTTTCCACATCAATAACAGATTCACCTGTTACCAAAAATTCAGCTTTCTTAAAAATGGGTTCACCACTTCTGTTAACTTCACCCGTGTCAAAATTGACTTTAGAAATGTAATAAGGCATATTCTCTATATATCAACATTCACAACGCAAGAAAAAGGCAGCTTTTTAGGCTGCCTTTAATCTTAGATTAGAAATTTATTAAGATGCTTTGTTTTTTAGCTCTTGAATTTCCAAACGTAATTCCTGGGAAAGTTTCTTTACTTCCTGTAAGGCAGAGCGCAAACGGGTACCAGCACTGCTGTTACCTTTGTCATAGAATTTTTGTGCATCCGCATCAGCAGATTCAAGAAGAGCTTTCAATTGATTGAATTTTTCCATCTTTTTAATTATTATTGGTATTATCTTTAGAGACATTTACCAAAAAGTTTCACTTTTATCGACTTATAATAAGGGTTTCATCCGTAGGACCTTCTTGAACTGACCATTCTTGTCCTAAAAATTGTGAACAAGTTGCTTTTACATCAGCCAAATAATCACGATCATCAAATTCTGCATTAACCTGCATCTCATCGAATATGCG